ATCATCAATACTATTCTGACGATTCTTATCATCTTGTCTTCTTAATTCTGGAAGAGGAACCTCCTTAGCAAGCATACTACTATCAGCATACCTCTGAGAGAACTCTTGGTATGTAAATGATCTGTGTCTTAGTATCTGTGCAGCAAGACCTCTTGTAGTTGATATCTCTACAGTCATATGAGCCTGTTCAAATACAGACCAGTGACCGTGCTTAATACAATACTTTAATAACCCTGCTACATTAGGGTTGTCTTGATTCTTGGGGTTAGATACCCTAGCAACATACCCAATAGTTTTTTCTGCATCAGGTGTTACAGAAATCAAATTCACATTAGTCATCAGTATCAATAGTAATTGATTTGTGATCAAATAAAATACGTGACATTAAGTAAAGACCAAATGCCTTTACGTATCCTATGGGTGGTAATCCGAATAGCAAAGTGAACAACCAATTCCATAAAAGCATTAGAACAAGAGGTTTAATAAAGGTTGATACTGCCTCTGCACCACGTTCAATATCTTTTTGGTTGCTAGTTGATCTCTTACTAACAGGTTGATAAACTGTCATTCTCTTTCCTTCTTTAGTTTCTTTGGAGCTTTCGCTGTCTTCTTGTTGTTGTTCCATAACGTTGGATTAACTCTTCCTTCTGTCTGCTTCAGTGTTTTAAAATCTTTTTTGTACTTATCGTAGTACGTATCAAAAATTTCTACTGCTGATGAAGACATAGCAATATCGTAGGCAACCCTATCCTCCTTAGTGTATTCTATACAGTAAGTATTATAGGGTAACTTTGTATCTTTGGCAAGTGTAGGGTCACAATCTTCGTGAAGAATGTTCAAGATCTATTGCCCCAATCTATTTGTGGGAATGCCTCAGACACTACTGCCTTAGTGATACGTTTATACTTTGTATTGAGTTGTCCATCTTTAATAAGACATAGTAACTCTGCTTCTTCGGCTGATAAACCTTCTAGTAGTTGAACAAACATAGACTCACGTTTAAGTGACTTCAAACTGTCTTGTCCACCCTTAACAAAGCGATACAGACCCTTTGCTTCTTGTTCTAAGCGTGTATGATCTGTACCTACAGGTGCATCATTAGGTGTATAAGGAACTTCTCCTTCAGGAAGCATAGAGATAACACTCTCATCAAAGTTCCATATTAATAGTGACCTAAGAGCCTGACTATTATTTTCTCTAAGAAGGTTGACCTTCTCTGCTTTTGTCTTAGCATTAGAGACCTTTCTCAAGACCTCACTAATAAGTAACCTAGAGTTACTATTTTCAAGTGACTTAGCTGGCATAATTAATCCTCATCATCGAGTTCAGTGTAGTAATCAGTTTCTTTACGAAGGTAAAGTAATTCATCGTGAATGATATTACCGTGAGCATCCATCATTTCAGGATGTATTACTGCCCTAGCATAAGCAGCATTTTCAACGTAGTCTTCAACGTATCCCTTTGCTAACCACGAAACCGTTACCCCTAAGATAAAGGCTCCAATGACAACAAGAACAACCAGTGCTATTGTTATTGGTTCCATAGTTTCCTCCGTAGCTATTTTTATTTAGAGAGTTTCTTACGACCTGGTTTTCTATCCAGTTCATATTGCCACGCATCACTCAAGATTTTATGTAGATACTTTCGTAACTTTCTTGCTCTAGGTTTACCTAGATGACCGTATGCCTCTCTTAGTTGTCGGTGTTCATTGTCTGAACCACCTTTGATATATTGTTCTAGATCATACACTAAGAGAGCTAACTCTTTTGCTGTACTAGAATCAATAAACTCTTTCACTTGCTTACGAGTTGCCTTGTTATGCTTCAGATAATCATAACATCTGAAAAGGTATATCTCCTTCTCAAATGCAGCATCAATAGCATGTTCAACAAGATCGTAAAATTCTTCCATCAGATAAGATTCTTTTCTGCTAGGTATTTAACAGCATCAGTACATCCACCAAGATTTTCGTTATTTAAAACGACTTGAGGGAATGTTGATCCTTCACCGAACTGATCATAGAATGCTTTCTTCTCAAAGTCAACCCCTAATTTATAATCGACAAAATTTAATCCTTTTCCAGACAGTACTTGTTTGATTTTAGAACAGTAAGGACAACCATCCTTGGAGTATACCGTGAAGTTCATATATTTTTAAAGAATAAAAAAGGGTATCCGAAGATACCCTTTATTTAGATATTCAGTTCAACTTAGAATGTGAACTTAGCACCGATTTTTGCACCCCAGTTACGGATGGTGTCGCCATCGCTGTCCTCGCCAGCAGTAGCACCAGAGATCTCAGCATAAGCACCAAGAGACTCAGTAACAGGTACAGAAGCACCGATCTTACCAGAGATTTCTGTCTCTGTATCATCAGTTGTTTCTGAATGTACTAGTGAAGGACCACCTTGTACATAGTATGCAATAGAACCATCAGCACCTACTGTACCTTCGTATCCGATATGTACATCAGTTGTTGCTGCTGAATAGTCTCCATCAGGATAAGAGAGGTTGCTCTCTACGTTCACGTAAGGACCAGCAAAAGCTGCACCAGCGAGAAGGAATGGAGATGCTGCTACTGCAGCGATTGTTGATTTAATAGTCATGATTGTTTTAAGTGTCTCGCAAGGGAAAAACCCTGCGGATGATAGTCTCCCCGACATGGGAAACTGTATTACATCTACACAGGGTTACGATTCTTTCGAGTCCTTTGTATCAGTTTTATTTATAATAACATAACTTTACATACCTGTCAAGATATCCGTATTATGTCTGTTGTATTTGTTATCACCCCTGTACTTGGTGTAAGTTTCATAGAAATCATACGAGATATTACCAGTAATGACACACCGTCCTTCAACTGGAGAGATAGGAACTGCGTGGAACAGATGTCCTAAGAAGAAACAAACCTGTCCTGTTTCCATTCTCATCTCCTGATCATCTAATATTAAAGGGGCAGCACCTTCAGGAACATTTACATAATAAACAAAAGACATACAGTATGGAAAATGATTGTGAAAATATACACCTTGATCCTTAGCATAATCCACACCCCATACCTCACGGATTTTAAATCCAGCTGCATTGTATCCTATTTCATCAGCACAATAATCTTTTACCTTTCCACAAGCAAATATATGTGCCATCTGTGGTATAGCACTCTCTATCCAAGACAATAAGTAATCCAACTCAGAAGACTTATCTCTTATTTCCATACCAAAAGAAAAATCAGTTCTATTAGCATCACCTAGAACCTTATTATTAGCATTGACTTTAATTAATCTCTGCAACTCTGGATTTATTTCTGGGTTAGGAAAGTTTGCAATGGTTGCTTTTAGTGGAGTAAATCCTAACTTCATTTGTTCTTTCTCATCAAATCATTAAGTTTCTGTCTAGATTCTACCAGCATTCTGGCAGTTTGTAACCTATCCTGTTCATATTGTTCAGGATCATAAGGTAAATTCATAACATCACTTGGATCTACTACAGATTCAAACTCGATGTCAGTGTCACCAACAACTTCTCTAAGTTCTGGTGTTAGATTTTCTTTTTTAATTTTTGGTAGTTCCATTACGATACTTTACCTCCCCATTCAGAATTAGGATCTAATCTCTCCATATAATTAAACCCAGATCCCTCTGGGTATATGTATTTACCATTCTCATCAAAGTTTGGACCTACCTTCTTTGCAGGGTATGTAGGATAAGGTCTCAACCCTGCTCTCATCTCTCTACCCTTTCTCTTTCTCATTTCATTCCCAGTCTCATAATCTTCAGGCATAGTAGGCCAAGAAGATCCTAAGATCCTTTTAATATCTTCTTTAGTGTATCCTTTCATTACATTAAGTTGTTACCACATTCATCGAAGTTACCTGAGACTCCACCACGAGCAGTGTGTAATAATAACTCACCGTTAGTGGGGTGATTGGCAGCGACAGAGATTGCATTGTTAAGACCAGCAAGATCCCAACTGTTAACCTTAAAGGAATCAATCCAATAGTCAAACCCACCTGCCTCTGGTCTCCTACTTATAATTGTACCATAAGAGGTGACAAGTTGATCATATACTTGTTGATATGTATACCCAGTTTTAACCGTCCTAGAACCCCATCCAGGTACCAATCCTGTTATGTATCTGTAAGGATCTCTTATCGTTGTACCATTATTAAATGCTAAGTATCCGTGAACCCACTCTCCATATCCAGCATCAGTTATACCTGTACTTGTACAACAAGGTCCAGTGTACTGCCATCCAGCATCATCTCTTGTAGTCCACTTCAATCCACTATCAGCAGGTTGTATTAAATCTAAAGAACTAACTACGATGTTAGTCATCTGAGAACGTAAAGTGAATGCAATACCACCTGGATTCCCTGCCCAAGTATTATCTGCCTGACTTGTATTAGTTAAAGTAACACCAATAGTATGTGGACCTGGTGATACATCAGTAATAGTAATCTCTGTACTAGTAGTATTAGAACTAACTGTTCCTTTAGACACACCATCCCAAGTAATGTCAGCAGTACTATCTGCCTGTACTTCTAAGATATAATATCCAGTATGCAATGGAGTAACATTCCACGTAGCAGTATGAGCAGTACCTACTAACGAATTAATGTTAGATGGATACACTGCATACTCATTCATAAAGTCTGACCAGTCGTGATGAGGTCCAGACTTTACCCAACCAATACTATTACTACTACCACACACTCCACCAAAACACATCTTTATAAACCAACCACCTGGATTAGTTGTCCAATTTAATCCAGCACCATTGGTAGTAGTAGCAGTAAGTTTTAAAGTACCAATAGGTAACGTTGTTGCACCTGTAACTGGTGTATTCATACTACCAGCAGTAAGAAATGGACTCTGACTATCGTTTAAAAATATATTACCACCAGCATCAGAACCAAATGTAAATCCATATGTACCTGCCTCCTTTATATCAATCTGATATGTGACTGTCTGCAATTCATTAGGAAGAGTACATTGTTCTGGGTTAACCCATACAGCATAGTTTCTTGCATCACCTGTCCAGAGTGAACTATCTACTGCATAAGTTATTGGATTTGATTTAGATTCCTTTACCTTCTCTACTGTACTACCATCTTCCTTATAACAAATGATAGGTTTTATATTAGAGTCAGAGAAATAAGGTGAACAACTATCAGGACCTAACGTAGGTACATTAAATATGTCTTGATCACCAACACCACCATCAATATTACCACTATCATCAGTAATATCTGTACCTAAAGTCTCATCCTCACAATCATATAAAGTACCATCAGGTCTGACCTTACACCTAGTTCCTATAACAAATGGTGGTAACTCATCACTAGGCCATTGATCCCTATGAGGATCAAAGAAACCTGGTGGTAGAGGTGGGAATATATTACCATCTTCATCTGGCCACTTATCACCTTCATCTATTAATCTTTCTGGTAAGGCACGACGAGATCTTGATGCAATATCTTCATCAGATACTAAAGCATCACATATAGGACCAAAATAACCTTCAGGATAATATTGACTCATCCGACCTTTCTAATTATTTATTCCGATCAAATTGATAATTAAATGACACACTAATTCTAATGTTATCAGTTGTATTAGTTTCTATACCGTGCCTCAACCAACCAGGAAATAATATAAGGCCGCCTGTCACTGGTTTGTAAGTAAGTCTAGTGTTACAAATCTGAACTGGTCTGGAAGATGATGGTGCAGGAGATACAAAAAATATACTCCCATCATCACCATTTGTTTTGTGATAATACACTCCAGATATATCAGAACTACCGTGATCATGTATATGACCATAACTATGTTTCTTGAATAAAGATAACCAAGAACTTTCTATACGATAACTAAAGAGTTCTTGCTTAAATTCTAACTCAGCACAATAATTATCTACATGTTTATCTAATTCTTTTTTTAAAGCACCAAGTTTATTATCCTCTATAAAATTCTCTTTAAATGTAGGGTCGGAAAGATAATGTGTCTGACCCCACCCTTCACTATGTTTAAAACCAATATCTCTAGCAACAGTATCAATCTCTTGCTGTATCTCATTAACATTATCAATACACTCAACAGTGTATATTGGTATTGGCATAACATATTGTATACTCATACTAATGCCATATTATTAATAACTAAAGGAAGCAGTCTATATTCTGCTCTCTGTATTCGATGGGTAAGAGTTTCCACGGTGTCACCTGTACATATTTGTACTCTTGATTGTTCTATTATATCACCACCGTCAAGCTCTTCATTAACATAGTGGACAGTACATCCTGTTTCCTGATCACCTGATTCTAATGCTTGTTCTACTGCGTGTAACCCTTTGTACTTAGGTAATAATGATGGATGAACATTAATAATAGGACAAGGAAAAGCATCAGGATCTTTAATGATTCTCATATACCCTGCTAATACTATTAGATCAACCCTCCAAGCCTTAAAAAGTTCTATCATTTTATCTTCTTCTTTATGACTAACATAGCAATGAGGAATACCAAATTTCTCTGCTCGTTTAGCAGCACCACATTTCTTCTTGTTGTGTATCATTAGAACAACTTCATTCTGTTGCTGAGGATACCTTAGAATGTTCTCGAAATTAGTTCCGTTACCAGAACACATTACTCCTAATCTCATTGTAGATACTCCACGATTTTAAGAATGCCATAGGCAGTGAATACTTGAGGGATAATAAATGCTACCATCGCTATTATCCAAAAGACGTAGTAATAGTTTTCTTTATTCTGTGTTCTCATTGATAATATTCAGGATTGTAATCTGGGTTTGATTTGTTAGATTGACTCCAATCTTTATACTCTGGTTCAGGTTCGTTAATACGATGTTTAAATGCTTCACTATCAAAATATGATGGTGGTAATGGTTCTACATTATCATATGCACCTTCCATCCTCTTCTTATGTTCACGCTCATCCAAGACTTCATTGATAAGGATCTTCATCTCCTTAACCATCTCAGGAGTATGTAACCTACGAGGATATATCATCATAGGTTTATGTGGTTGCATCCTTACTGGTCCTTTGTAATTAGGATCAACGGGACCACTCATCCCTTGCGTATCAATCTTGCTCATCTTTAATCCTCTTCCAATCGTTGTATAGAGAACCATACATCATACCTTCGTGTGATTTAAGGTCATCTCCATTGAGAATATCTATCTGTCTTTTAGATAGTTGTTTCTCTGACATCTTTAAGTATTCCTTCTCCCAATTAGGAACATCCTTTAACCATTTTGTAACCATTTTAAAAAGCCATAGGGGTCAAAAATTTTGCCGAGATTTTTTTTCGGATATCTGGAAACCGAAAGTCGATTTTCGTTTAGAGTACTTGGATAACACCAACGACATCAGGAATTTCTTCCATCAACTTACGTTCTATTCCCATCTTCAATGTCTGGGAACTATATGCACACGATTCACAAGCACCAGTCAATCTGACCTTTACATATCCTGTTTCGTGTTCGATCTCTACAAATTCTAAGTCACCACCATCAGCTTGGATGTATGGTAGTAGTTCTTGAAGAACTGATATCACATTGCCATCTGTTAATTCCATTTTAGTTGCCAGATAATGCTGCCTCTTAAGATACTCATAGTATGTGTCCTCCGTCATCCTTGCCAAACCATATCAGGCATTGCCTGTTGACCTGGTCTCATTACGAATAATAATATCCCATAGCATACAAACCATATGATATTAAATAACCAAGACTGTCTCCAGAAATACTTTCTAACTGCCATTGACCTTAGTATCTCAGGTGCTTTACCTTGTGCTCTAAAAATCTGTTCAATAATAAATGCAATGATTGTTGCTATCACTAGAGGATAGAATACAAAGTTTGCGAAAGACATTATCGAAATTAAGAAAGCCATTTTATTCTGAACGTGTATTGAATAACCATAACCAGACAATGCTTAATACTATTATAGCAAAGACTCTTATGGAACTAGGTGAGGTATCTATCATAAAAAAAGAGACCCCCGAAGGAGTCTCCATTATACGGTTGATATATTTATCTGTCAACCATTA